TGGCTTGAATACATCAATGTTCCGTGTAAGTATACAAGACTGCATGTGAGACGTAAAAAGCATTAAAAGACAAACGGGTATAGACCTTTAAAGGTCTATACCCGTTGTGTTTTATTTTTTATACAAATCTGTCATCTTCACTGCAGCAACAACAACGCCGCCGTATGTGATGACGACGCGATCACCACTAATTTCCATAACATCGTGTGGTCGCTTGTATACGAAGTCAGCTAAGTATTTGCTTCCATCATATGTCTTTGCGCCTTCTTTGACCCATACCACATCGCCAACTTTAATTGGATCTGGTTGTGGTTCAGGTTTTGGTTCTGGATCCTTCTTTACTTCAACGATAAAAGCATCACTGAAGCCAGCATCTTTAGCTTTCTGCAACTGTCTCTCTGCATTAGCTTTTACACGATAAGCACCAATCTGCACACGATAAAGAATGTTGCTTGGTTCAGGTTGTGCGCCTAAGCGCTTGTTGACCTCGGCTGCAAAATCTGCCATACGATTATACATCCAGTCACCTGGACATGATTTGCTAGCATACCAACGATGCACAGTCAACAACATCTCGTTTGATGGCATAGTCTTAGCGTATGCTTCTGACTTTGATGCGTTGCCAAGCCATACAACTTTGTCCTTGCCGTTTCTTTGGCAACAGTCAACGCATAGCTTGATCAGTGCCTCGTAAGCCTTGTCTGTGAAGGCGTATGGATGGTAATTGTCGCTAGCAACCTCAACTGTGATAGCATCATAATCGTTCATCGATCCAGTTCTTCCATCAACATTCTTGTCACCGCCAGTGCACCATGAACGATTCTTCTCTTCAACGATCAAGATGATAGTGCCGTCAAGGCCGATACCGTATGTGCAAGATGCGTCTCGGTCGCGGTTCTGGAAGATCTCACCGATGCGCTTGGCAGTTGCTTGACCGACAACGCAATGTGGTGTGAATCTGGTGATTGTCTTACCGTTGCGACCAGAAGTATAGTTAGGTGACAACATAGTCATAGTTGCCAACGGACTATTTGAAAATCCCATGTTTGTATCTCCTTTACTTAGACGATTGTTTATATACGAGATTCCCTCCAATTTATGTTTACTGTTTGTCTTTGTTATACTGTGCAGTGCTGATTCCAAGTATCACACCAAGGAACGTGCATACCGCGGCACTTACTTTGGCAACTATCTCACCGAAGCCCCAGCCAAAGATGCTGTCGAGGGTTACGTAGAGAGTAGTTGCTGCCGGAATAAGAATCATGACGATCCATTTCAGCACGTCATAGGTTTTGTCATTTAGTTTCATGATTATGCACCTCTTCTTTCAAGATTGCGACATCTTTCTCCAGTTCGTACGTTCTTTCGATCAACTGGTTATGCTTGTCCTGTTTTGCCTCGATCTGCTTCAGGCGGTATTCTTGCAATGCGGTCTGCTTCTCGAATTCTGCAATTACCTTCTTGTGCTGTACGTTACTGTTGATGATACATACGATGATGGCAACGGCTCCGGAAATCAAAGCAGCAAGGATTGTCTCCATTGGCATGCCCTCCTTTAGGCGTTCTCGAAGTCCTCATGAGTCGCGCCATAGTGAATGTTCCAGCTTGTTACGACGTTGCCCCAGCCCATTGCTTCAGCATTAGCACCATCAGTGTATACTTCAACACCTTCGCTATTTGGAGCTGCTGCGGAGAACGGTCCAGAAGAAGCTGCGGTTGCGACGAAGGTTGATGGCACCCAGATTTTAGCCAGCTTTGTGCACATGCTGAACATGTTGCTGAAGTTGGTGATGTGACTGGTGTCCCATCCAGTAAAGTCAAGTTCTGTCAGTTCAGTGCAGCTTTGGAACAGGTTCTGCAGTGATGTGATGTTCTCAGGGATGACGAAGTTGGTTACGTCAAGATGGCGAACCTTTGCCAATCGTGCAAAGCCGTTGGCCCATGTTGATAAGGTCTTTAGTTCACCTTCATAGAAGGCTTGTGCATCCATTTCGATGATCGCATTGGAGAACAGGCCCCAACCGTTGGATCCGGTGCCCTTCTTCCACTCTGGATCAATTACGATGTCGTATAGATTCTTGGTGCCGCCAGATTCTTTGACACCATAGCTTAGCTTGCCGGTAAGTTGTAAGATCTGTGCCATTTTAGTGAACCTCCTCGGTGATATATAATTTACCAGCTAAGAACGTGTCGACGATGTCGTCGCTGGTATTGCTCAACTCGATATCCCAGATGTAGGGTGAGTTGAAGACAGACAGAGTCTTTGTCTCCGCTGGTGAGAAGTTGATTTGCAGCGCGTTGTTGTCAAGCGTCTTCAAAATCAACGGTTCCTCATCCCAAATAGACTTCTTCATAGCGAAGCGGATCACGTCGTTGGCCTTGGGTGTGTATGCATTACCTTCTGCATCTTGGATTGTTACGTCGATGCAAAGAGAATCACCTTTGGTCAAGTAAATCTCAGTGTCATTTTTGATTTTTAGCATTTGTTTTGTCTCCTTTATAAAAAATTACGCGGCCAAGTAATCTGCATAGGTCGCGCCATCATTAGACTTCTCTATAGCTATTTGTATTGCCGCCCATGGATAATGCTGTGCCATGGACGAAGAAGGTAATTGTGTGCTCACCAGTCCAGCTTATGTCGTCCAATGGTATGACATAAAATGGATGCGTATACATTTGTCCTTGTGTGCCTGTAGATGGTCTAAGCATGAAAATAGCTCTAGCATTTTTTAGACCATTACCGTCGTCATAGCTAAGCTCACAAGGTAGCATGATTGTCCAGTTGTAGCTAACACTGTCGGAAGTTATGAGGCTTCCATTTAAGATGCTTTTAGATGAGTAGTCTGCGAAGTTTAGACTGTCAATAGATTTTGCACTGATACTTACGTTTGTTTTTGATGCTGTGATGATTGCTTGTATCATCATCGTGTGCTCATAGACTACCATCACTTGCGCATTGATACCTGCGCTGTCCCACATTTGAGATAAATACAGACTTAGTGCGCTCATGTTGATACTTGGCACTGGGCCAACTGTCCATGCGTAGTCATAGTCAGTAGCACTCTTTTTACGTAGCACTGCATACTGTTCACTACCACCAGCCATATGTGCAGCGGCTGTCTCTGCTGCGCTTTGTGCTGCTTGTGCGGTCTGAGCTGCTTGAGTTGCAGTATTTCTTGCTGAAGCTGCATTTGACGCGCTGTTTGCTGCGCTGTTTGCTGCTGTCTCTGCTGCTGACTGTGCCGTTTGAGCTGCTGCGACTGAGTCAGATACATCATGCACTTGTTGAGCGACTTGTTCAGCTTGTGCTAAGACGTCAAGAGTAGACTGACTTTGTACGCCATCAAGCACGCCGCCTTCTACCAGTAGGATGAAATTGCTGGTGCCATATACTCTAGAGTCGTCGTGGATTCTGATCTCACATACCACTGGGCCACTGACTGCTGTCATCTGATCCCATGTATTGATTGTCAGCACGTTTCCACTCACTAGTGCAGCAGATATATCGTATTGGAAAATGTTCTTGTCACGCTTCTTGCCAACGATCTCAAAGGTCGCACCACTCATTGGAGTCCATGCGGCGCCGTTGTTTACTAGTGCGACTTTGAAGCTTCTGAAGTAGTCACCTTGCGATACGTATACGATTGGTGGCTGTTCATTGGGAGTTGGCGTGACTTCAACATTGATTTGTTGTTCAGGAAGATTTGCCATCGTTTTCGTCCTCCTTTTCGTTTACTTGTTTCGCAGCGACTAGTTGTGCTTGTGCTGCGGTATTTAAGACGTTTACAAAATCCTGCAAGATCCAACGTGTGATCTCAGCCGGAAGTTGTGAGTTGTTGATACTGTAGGCGATTTGCTGTTTGAAATCGTCGATCTTAAGGATCAGTTCGTTCATGATATCTTCTCCTTCAGTTCATCTATTTGTTTTTGCTGAATCTGTATCAGCTTTGTCAGATAAGGTATAAGTTCAACGTAGTTCAGTCCTTCTACTTCGTCGTTCTTGTATTCGATGAGCTTTGGTAGCACTGACTCAACTTCTTCTGCGATGAAGCCGACTTTGTCTTTGCCACGATCATCAACAAAATCGAAGTTGACTGGATTGAGTTCGAGTATCTTGATCGCTTCGTCTTCAGTCATTGATTTAATGTTCGTTTTATATCTTCTCGCTGAAGTCTGGGTGACGCTTGTGCACGTGATCTTGCCGTCTTGACCGGTCATCTCGATGTTTACAGTGCCAGTCTGAGAACTGATACGAACCCAGCCGTCGTAGTAGGTGACCACTGATCCGCCTGGTTGGATGACTACTCTACCTTGATCTTCAAAGCTGATCGTTTCGTAGCCGTTCTTGTTATACAGACGGTTCGCGATCTCAGTCAACATGTGAACAGCTTGATTACTTGCACTTGGATCTTCTAGTTGGACTACGCTTTGGTAGCCAGAACCAGAACTTGGTGCAGCGCCGATGTATATACTGTCATTGCCAGAACTTGCCTTCATTCGTAGATAAGGTTTGATATACGAACTACTGACGACGTCTGTGCCGATCTGTAGATACTGTGTGTTCCAATCGGTTGAGTAGAACTCAATTGAAGCGTTTGATTTGAAGCTTGATGACTTAATGTTACCAGTCGCGTCAATGTTCAGATTTGAGCTTTCGACAAGGAAGGTGTTGGATTTGAACTTGATCGTGCCAGATTGGATCACGATTGAAGTTGCATCAGCTGCAAACGCTGTTCGAACCGCAGACGGACTTACTTTACCATCGGCGGTTGATTGTGCATTGCTGATTGCTGTTGCTGCGTTCATCGATGCGCCGCCGATATCAAGATTCAACGTCTCGAAGTGTGCACTATTTGCGTCTAGATCGATCCACGTGTTTCCGTTTACAGACTCGATTCGTCCTGTTCGAACTCTGTTTGCACTCATTGTGCCTGTCGTAATAAAACTTGCGACGATCGAACCGTCCATAGTCATTGCGAGGCCATAGGTGCCAGCATAGCCAGTGTTTGAGTATCCGAGTCCAGCTTGATTCCAACGCCATACTTTGGTAGCCGTCGCAATGTCTGCGGTGTTCATGATTAAAATCTCGTCAGGATAATTGTCATCATTGCTGTCATGTAGAATCACATAGCCGCCTTCATTGCCTGTAATCAAACTCGTAGCATTCTGGATTGCACGTTCCAACATTGTTTGATTTTGGTTTATGATTGAACGAGTCTCAGCAGTCGTAGCGATAAACGTGTCTGCGAAGTTGGCTTTTGTATCGCCTAATTCAATACTCGTATATTTCTCGTCTAGAACGTCCCAGACAGTCTTTATACACTTGGCTTCAGCGTTTATACCGAAATCCTCGTAGTAGATCTTGACCGTATCACATAGGTCAACACGGTCTTTAAGAGTAGCGATCTGCAAGAAGTTCAACTTTATACTATTTTTGACTACGCTGAAGTTGTGTGCTTGAACGTAAGCTTGTGCTTTAAGATTCAACTGTGCAACTGTTGGTTGTTCTTCGAAGTCATTGCTTACGTCGATACATTGCACTTGTTCACAATCAAGCGTCAGTCCAGTTGATTGTTTCGCTGAGTATACGACTGTGTCATCTTCCATATTCTTCCAAAATAGGATCACACCAGTAGTCAAAGGTGAAGCATCTCGATCTTGACTGAGGCTTAACAGATTCTTGCCGTAGCGAACTTCTACGCCACGATCAATACCACGATGAAGTAGAAATTGCGCTGTATAGTTGTCATACTTCCACTCGCCCGGTCCGTATACGTCTAGGATCGAACCAGCTTTGCCGCCGAACCATGAACGTCTTGAACTTGGTTCAGTGATTTTGAAGTTTGCAGCGAGGTTCTTGTCTGTGCTTACGGTGAACTCATTGGTGCTTAACAATGCACAGGCTGAGATCGCGCTTCCAGCTGTGCCAGTAGTGATCTCTGAACCACTAAGGTCGTAGCTGATGTGACGTGCGTTTACTTTGAAGTTGTTTCCTAGAACTTTGCCAATCTTGTAGATTCTGAACAGCTGCGGATCATCTGTGAAGTTCGGCTTTGCTTTGATAAGATGTCGTAGTTGGATCTCTGAAGCATGTATACCACTTGCTGGATAAGTCAACTCCAGTTCATAAGATCCGTTTCTGACTTCTGTCACAGAACAGCTTAAGGCGTCACTGAGGACGCCTAGGCCGTTGTGCTGAGGTATACTTCCATACGTCTCTTGTGTCTCATCATAGAGTATTGGATACATAGTCTACCTCCTTTTATAGTGTCCAAAATCTTGGCTGTATTGAAATCTTTGTTATACCGCCAGATTTGGTTATAGTATTGTCGCCCGGCTTCAACAGTGGAAAATTGCCGGTCATCAGATTGTTTTTGTTCTCAACAGTTTGTCTGTAGCAGTCTTGACTCTCACAGTCGATATACAGATAGTCAGTCATACCAGTGATCGTTACTGTTTGCCCTTGGATCGTAAATGTTCCGTTGCCAGAACCTTCGATCTTGATCAGAGGCTTTGCTGAGAACGCGTATTTGTTTGTTATAGTAGCTGGATTTTCGAACCACTGTTCACCTTCTTTGTCGAACCTCTCTGGGCGACAGTTGAAGCTGATTGTCGCTTTGCCGATCATCAACAGTGTGCTCTCGATGTTCAGAGGGCCGTTGAAATAGGCCAATCTGAAGTAGTCTGGTTCGAAGTTGTCCTCCAGTCTTACGTATCCATTCGTATTATATAGCCACTCAGCGATCTGTCTTGCTCTCGCTGGTGTGTAGTCATTGCGCCATGCTGGATCTGTGAA